TTATTGTTTACATTGTTTACAAGGGCCTAAATCATTGATATTCAATCGATTATCGAGAAACAATGATTGTTTATTATTGTTTCTCATTGTTTACTGCTGGTCCCTGCCACGGGGGCCAATATCCCCGGCTTGGGGACACAAAAAACCCGGGCTCCCCTAAGCCCGGGACGGAGTAGTTTCCTAAAATTTCCAGCTAAAGCCAACCTCATACCCCGATCGGGTCAGCTCGAAGTCCCGCACATAGGATATATCTACTCCGAAATTCTTGTAATATATGCCTCCCCCAGCCCCAACCTGCCCGAATGAGTTAGCTGAAGCTCTCAGAAAGGGGGACCATTTCGGGGACCTCGTTTCTTTGATTTGTTCTCGAACGGGGATATACTTGTACGTAAGATGCTGGAGAGTGTTGTATTGGACTGTAGCTTCCCAGTCAAATTGGCCGATTTTGGGATCTTTGAAGAATATTCCAGCGTATTTCCTGGTCGTATTCCAGTCCAATATTGTCCTTTTTACGCTCTCCAGAGTATCCACCTCCTTTTGGTCCTCCCCAAAACCCCCTCCATTTGTGATTTCTGGGGGTGTTTGGGGAACCTTTTCCCCCTGGCCCTTATAGATATATATCAATTTGATTGGATTCCTAAAACCCTCCCATTTTGGAACCAAATCCGGGACTTTGACCTCCCCCTGAATTGGGGGTAAATCGACGTACTTTATAACGGTCTTTTCCTCGACTGTTTTACGTCCGATTATAAAGCCTATACCTACAAGAACTATTGTGCAGAGTACTCTCTTTAGTAAGTCCATATCGTGTCCTGCGGGAGGGTTTTAGAAGCATCTACGTGGATAAAATTCCCGTCGATGCCTATCCTCCGGATCCGCAATGCAATGGCTGCCCGGAGGATCTTCATCCGATTGGGGCCCGAGGCACACCGGATGTCCACTGCCAAACCTTCTGTGTGAGCACTGTTGCCGGACCGTCCTTTGGCCTTATCGTGTTCTTTGGAACGATAAGCACAATTGAGGACGAGAGGGATGCCTGCCTTTTCACGGAGGTCATCCAGTAGATCGAGAAAATCCTGGTCCATGTCTTCAATGGAGCAGGACGGGTTGCATCGCTCGAATTCTTCGGGCTTAAAATACTTACTTGTCTTCATGGCATTCAAAGTCTATTTGAGTTTTCTTGCTGACCGATCTCTCCATGTATGACCGGAGAGCTCTGAATATGGGGTGATTCGAAATGATTGCGGAGTTCTCCAGAAAGCTCCAAAACTCAGTCCCGACCACAAAAGCAGCGAAGAAGTTGGCAAGGTTGAGACCCCCCAAGTTCGGGAGGACATGCACGTCAAGCATGTAGGCCATGCCAATACCGATAATGCTGAGCCCCAACTTCCAACACGTGTCCCACATTTTCTCGCTTTTGAACACATATTTTTGATGGGCTCGTTTGTGGCGCTTGTAGTCAGCAATATTTCCAGTTATGAAGTCGACGATAATGGCAATACAGACACAGAGGATAAGGCCCTGGACCGGAGCTAAAAGCCCCCAAAACCCTACAATGCTCCCGCATATCCATTTTCCCGCTCTCATGACTTCCCCCATATCTGTTAAACTTATAATTTATTACGTCCTATAATCATTTTACGAGACGGGGACTCCTTGTATTCAGTACACGGAGTCAGCAACCGCAGAGCTTTAAGGTGATTTATAGCCTTCTCGAGGTAGGCTTCCCCGATGTTCCGTGCTTCGTTCGAGCTACGGATGATGATGTTGTCTTCTACTCGAGTGCTGAATTCGCCATCTTTGTACCTCACCCCGAAGGCAGTGGGGTTGATTGGATTGTTGACGATGAATCGGGAATACGCAATGTATGCAATGGCGATCTTGAGTCCTTCGCTTCGACCATCCCCAGAACAGCCACCATCGTAATACCCGCCTTCCATGGCGGCAGTGTACTGATCTTTTGTAATGGTTACGTCCCCGTATTGGAAAGGACCGGGGCCGGAAAAGTCTGTCTCGTCGAGCCATCTGTAGAGATTGGCTCCTATGGCATCCACCAGTCTGAGAGTCTCAGCCTCCCGGATATATGGCTCCAGTCTGGCCGGGTCGTTGATGTTCTCGGCTATCGGCCGAACATTCCGAAGGTCGTTAGAGTTGAGTATCATCTGGCATGAGTTTTATAATCTCCTCGTCGTAAAGCCCATAAATGAGCTTGAGCATGTTTCTCTTCTGAACAGTGGAGAGCATCTGGTCCCGGATAATCTCCAGTACCTGAGTCATGTTGTCCTTGCCAATTCTGTCTGCTATAGACTCGCCGGCATTGTAAGTGAGAGACTGAATAGCGAAGTCGGGATTTTCCAAAGGAGCCCACCAGTACTCAAAAATCGATACGAAAGTCTCCTCCAGCTGCTGACGCTCCCGTACTGTAACAGAGTTGTAGTACTTGTAGGCATTGGTCATGAGATCAGCCCCAAAGTTAGCCCCCACGTCAACAGCTCGAAGAATAGGAGGCTGCTTGAAGGCTTGACCAATGTTCTCCGGGATGACTCTCTGCGTTACTTCGAATGCTTTGTCGTAGTTCTCTCCCGAGAACTTGATGAATTGAGGCACCTCGTCTTTTGACTTGCACTGGATGTACCACAATTGAGAGGTGTTCTCATCTCCTTGGAATTTGTTGAGCTCTTCCTGAGTCTCATTGACTTGGGACTCGTCCTGGGTCTCGTCTTTGATGTCTACCAAAATTCCCGCCGTCAGGAAGTTGGAGCATGCGTTTCGACCGGCTACGTTAGCAAGTGCTTCCTCAGTCCTCATGTCAGTCATCTCCGCGATGAATATGGGGATTGGGTAAGAGGGGCTACCTTCCGAGTCCCCGGAGAAGTAGAGGATCTGGCCATTGTAGTTGTCCCATCCGCCAGCCTCTTCCACCTGGTTGAGAATGACCTCCGGATCCGGGTTGAAGAGGTGAAACCACTCAATGTCAGACGGCGACCACCGGGACCTCGTCTTGTCTCGGTGACCCCAATCCGGATGGTATGCCGTCCGGCCAATAAACCCATTGTCGTCCGCCTTCTCCAGTCGGAGAGACTCGAACGGAATGTGGTGGATCGAACTGACGCGGAAGTTCATATTGTAGTTAACATGGATGGCGAACCCATGCCATAACGTGAAGTCTTTGCAGACCATGCGGAGGATCTTATCGAGCTTCTCCCCTTCTTTGTTGACCCGTAATTTGTAGATACCCGGATCTTTGAATCCGTGACCGTATACGAAGTCATTGTATATGCTCAAGCAGGCATTGCCGGTCTTTGAAGCCTGAACAATCTCGCTGACTGTCTGGGGAAAGTCGTTGGTATCTCCGTATGTTTGGATGCCATACTGCTTCCAGTCTCGGGATGTGAACTGGGGAGCTGATTTGATTTGTGCAACTTTCATACTGGCGTAATTTTAATAGTAGGAGGGACGGGAAGCGACCCCGTCCTATTACCAGTCCTATTTGGACCCTCCTTTTTTGGCTACCTTCTTGGTAGTCTCCTGAACAGGATTGACCACCCGGTTGTAAGCCGCTTCGATCTCCTCAGCAGGCATTTGCGAGTCTGCATAGGCTTCTTTGATGGCTTCCAGATCCATCCCGGCGTCGATGAATTCCTTCACTTCCGCGTCGATGTCGGCCGGCTTCTCCTCGGGCTTCTCCTCGGGCTTCTCCTCGGGCTTCTCCCCGGGCTTCTCCTCGGGCTTCTCCTCGGTCTTCTCCTCGGCGGATGCCGAGTCGAGAATGGCATGGATTGCCTCCATGGCTTTGGAGTACTCATCGAGCTTGGCGTTCAGCTCGATCTGTTTCTTGTTCAGCTCTTCGAGTTCGGCTTTGACAGAATCGATCTGCTTGCTCAGAACCTGAGCCTGGCGCTTCTTGATTTCCACGTCCTTGTCCAGCATCTCCTTGCCATAACGAGACATGAATTTCTCTAGCCGGTCGTTCAGATCTTCGGGGACCCGGGTGAAGTACGAAAGAGCATCCTTGTTGAATGCGATGTGGTACAAGCAAAGCTCCTCCGTGATGTTTCTCGGAGTGAGGATCTTGCTGAACTCCTTGTTGATCGGATCGTGGAGCAGAGTTCCTGCTCGGAGTTCGTAATCGGGGTGTGCTACGTTTTTCATTTGTTCTTCTGTTATTCGTCTTAATGCTAAGTCGGCTTCGATCAGGCAGAAGCCGCATCGGGAAACTGACTTATTCAAAAAGTACCGAGAAAGTTCGTCTACTTCTCGATGGAGAGCGGGGTTCTTTTCCAATTCCAATGTATGGGCCCGATAGGCTTCGCCTTTCAGGGACCCATACTTGGATTGGTAAGCTCTCAGTCTTTCGAGCATGTCAGTCATGAGTGCTACGATTTCGGGGCACCTACATAGGTTCTCAGAACGACGACATACTCTCCGTTGATGTACGACTTCCCGATTTTTTCGTCGTTAATCTCGGCGCCCCACTGGGTTTCCGTCGGGGTTAATCCTGTGCTGGTGTAGTACAGTTTGGGCGGATTAGCTGCGACTCCGGTAGCCTTGTCAGTGAAGATGTAGTTTGCCGGAAGTCCTGATCCCGGGAATGCAACAGCCGGATTCGGAGACGAAGGAGCTGCGGGCATGCTCACTTTGGAGGATGACTGACAGCTGTCTCGAGTCAGGGTGATGGGAACCTTATTTCCCACGGGATTCCCAGCGTCATTCAAGAACTCCACCACGCCTTTTACCGTACACCCGGTGCGGTCTCCGGCAAGGAGTCCCTTGACCATGAGGTCGGTGGCAAGGAGTCCCTCGACCATGAGGTCGGTGGTCTCCTCGTCCGTGTCGAAGAGGCTCATCGGGAGCGAACCTTCCTGAGCGATGGTACCGTTGGCCAGAGTTACCTGGTAAGCGACGCCGTCGGTCATTTCGGTAGTGACCGTGATTTCGGTGAGCTCCAGACCCGAGTCCCAGCCATACACCTCGTACTTGGTGTCCCCTTTGTCGCCGGTATCGTTGTTCTCGACGATAGCGATGACGCGGGCATTGGTCAGGCCGTTTACGAACTTCTTGGCTGCTTCCGACTTTTTGAAGATCCGGACAACCACGTTGTGCTGGTGGGTCTTGAGATACGTGCCAGCATTGATGGTGTCCGAGCCAACTGTTGCGTTGGGCAGCGAGTCGACTTCGTAACCAGTGGCACCGGCCTTGAGGATGAGCGAAGAGATAACGTTGTCAGTTACAACAGACTTCGATTTGTCGACGTCCGAGTAGCTGAGGAGAATCACCCTGGCGGTGGTGCCGGCGATTGCCGGCTTACCACACCCCTGGTTGGTGAATCCCGTTTTGATTTTAGAACAATCAAGTCCTGCCATTTTCTTAGATTTTTGAGGATTAGATACCTACCGAGAACAGATCCGGGTTAGTGAGCTTGGCATCCGCCTGACCCATGAGTTCTACGTAGACTACGCGGTCTTTGTACTCGTACCAGATCCGCATCTTCTCGAAGCTGTCGATTGCATCAACACCTACGCCGAGGACGCTCTTTGATGTGAAGAGGATTCGATGGGGGTTATTGAGCTTCGCGCCAGTGTCTTCCGACGTAGCGATGATCTTGTCCCAGATGGGCATTGCGATGACCGGGATGCCGTTGAAGCTGAGAGCCTCCATGCCATTCAGCAGAGCCAAGCGAGCCGATTCGAGGCAGCAAGCGTCCATAAGAGACTGCTGATAGGCATCGTAGACCGACTGGGTAACGAGGATGAATTTGTCAGACTGCTGACGGAGCAGAAGCGGGGCACTGAACACGACCGACTGGATGTACTCCTTGGCCTTGTCCGGAGTAAGCTTCTGAGTTGCGTAAGATGCCCCGGCATTTTCCGTAATTGTTGCTCCGCGCTGGGACGGATTGGCTTTAACCTGCGCGGTAATCTGTTTCCAGAAACCGTTGATGATGGTGAAGAATTTCAGGTCGAGCCTATCCGTAATGATACCGCTGTCGGCAACGTTCTTGGCGTCCTTGTCGTTGAACCAGAACAGACGGTACCAGAAGTCCATGATGGAGCGCTCAAGAACCTCGATGACGATGTTCATGTAGTCCGTGTCCGTGAAGTCCGGAATGTCGACGCCGGTGCGGAGAGAGTAGATAGTTGCCGACTGCTGAAGGTCAGTGTAGCACTGGGACAGGAGGATCTCCCAGGTGCCGGGTTCCCATTTCAGCTTGCGGGTGTTGATGTTCCACGGCTGAGGAGTCGGGTTACACCCGGTGTTGACCACGCCGACCATGCCACCCTCACCGATGTAACCCACCTCGGTGTTAGTGACGATGTCGGGGAAGACTGTGTGAATGGAGTTGATGTCAGGACCCTGAATGGTGTCCTCCATAATCATCTCCGAGATTGCCTGAATGACCCGTCCACAAAAAGTGAACTTGTCCATGTCGAGGAATCCGCCTTTTTTAACTGCCATAGTTCTTAAAGTTTTTGAGTTTGACTACTTGAGAATCTTTTTGGCAGCGTTGACCTTCTGGAGCTTCTCCCGAGCTTCGTTCTTGAGGTCAGCTGCCGAGGGTTCGGTCTTCTTGCCTCCGGGCAGAACCGTCTTGCGGTTCTTCGGGCGGTAGTTGCTACCACGGAGGTTGCGGAGTTCGTTCTCCTGCTCCTCGATGAGGTTCGTTGCCTCGTCGAGCATCGCCTCCAGTGCTGCAACGCGGTCCTCGAGAGACTCGGTGTCCTCCATCTCGATGCTGGTGACGATGTTGTCCTCGACAGTAACCACCCGACCGTCTTCCAGAACGACAGTGCCCGACGTCTCGCCGTTGGCGAGAGTTGCCTCTACACCTTCGGCCAGATTGTCCTCTTCACCTACGGTCTGGAGAACGACCTGACCCTCAGCATCCAGATAGTCGAAGTTGGCGGGAGCGCCTTTCTTGCCATTCCGGAATGCCTTGACTTTGCTCATGAATTTTTCATAAGCGCTTTTTTCGTTTTTTGCCATAGCATTAAAAATTTGGTTTGTGTTGTATGAATTGATTTTGGAAATGAATCCCAAGTCAAGAAGGGATTTGGCATCATGGATGCGTTCCTCATGCATGACATTGCGGAGCCGTTCCCGGTCCTGACCTGTTCTCTCGACATACACGTCGAGAATAGCCTCCTCCTCCAATGCCAACTCCTCGGCAATGCTACGAGCATCGTCGGAAGTGAGCCAATCCCCGACCGGCATGTATACCCGATGGATGAGTGCCCGGCAATTCCTGTTTGCCGACCTGTTCTCTGCAGGAGCTGCCAACAGGATGCACACTGCCATCGAGTGGCATCCCCCGACAATATTTGTATATATCGTCCTCCCGCTCATGCGAAGGAGGTCGTAAATCTTGAAGCCCTCCTCAACAGAGCCCCCGTCACAGTCAATGTTGATGCACACCTCCTGTTCGTCGGGGTGTTCATCAAGTACCCGGCGGAAGGTCTCCACGGAACAGATCTCTGAGGTCCCACCCCAAAGCTCCATCATGACCCGATTCTCTTCGGAGTCAATTGCGCCTTTTAAGTTGATGAATATCATGTGCCAAATTATTTCGATACAAATATAATTATTCCTAATAGATATTGAAATACTATTTGTGCTGGATTATTTAAAAATTAGCCCGGTCCTGGATCTGCACATAGTTAGCATCCTCTCTCCGGATGTCTTCGATTGTAGCAATCACTCTCACCTGACCAAATGCTTTCTGAATTGCTCTTTCCATGTCAAGCCGATTCATGGGCTCCGGGGTCTCAGCAAATGACCGAAGAGCATACCCGCCATCCGACCCAACTTTTGTGAAGGGGACACCTCCACCAAGTTCGTTTATGGCTGACAGGAGGGGAAGGAACATGCGACTCGATTTCTTGTTGATGATGGTCTCTCCTCCTTCCGCCTCAATGTGCACTCCTCCAGCGGCATGACTGGGTCCCTCAATGTATTTACCTCTTGCGGCTTTCGGCAGAGGAGCTGCCCAAAGAGCTGCCATCTGAACTGCTCCCAAAGCCGCAGCTGCTGCAATGAACGGGATAGCCAAAGGGAATCCCATTTTAGCCGATGCCATGATGGAGATGGCAGTATTGATGCCAATCTCGAAGGATCCCATTGCCCTCTCCCGGATAGCTTGTTCCCGTTCGATTTTGGCCAACTCCTTCTCCTTCTGTTTCTCCATCTTGATTTTCTTCTCGTTGTACTGGGCCTCTGTGATTTGGCCATTAGCGTACATGTTTGCTAATGCCTGCTCCTCTCGGCTGTACTGTTCCTCCACTTCCTGAGCCCGGCGCTCCCCGAGAGCACTGGCCAAATCGTTGAAAGCAGTAGCGAAGCCGGATGCTATTTCGGCATACTCCTGGAGCTTCTCGATTCGCTCCTCCCATAGAGACTCCTCATTCTCGGCCATCTCGAGCTGGATCTGAGCAATGGCGTCCTCGTTTCCTTGAGCTGCTGCCAATTCAGCCTCCAGATACCTCTTCCGGATTTCATACTTGGACTTGTGGTTCAGTTCAGCTTGAGCGAGTTCCTTGTCGAGGTCCATTTGCTGGAGACGAAGATTGTTGGCTCGAAGCTGGGCCTCCTGCTCATAGGTTTTCTCCCCGGCAGCTTTCCTGGCTTCGATTTGCTTCTGGAGCATCTCATTCTCGAGCTCCAGCTTCTTCCTTTCGTTGTCCGCTGCCTTTGAGAGATCTTCGGCATACTGTTCGTTGAGAACTTGGTTGAACCGGTCAAGTTGCTGTTTGGTAGCGTCCTCGCGGATCTTTTTAATCTCATCCTGGAGGTTTTGTTGGATCTGTTTCTCGAGTTCGGCTCTGTTGACCAGGAACTGCTCATAAGCGGCATACTCTTTCTGGTATTCCTCCTCGCTCATACCTCTCACGAACTGGGGAGGCTGAATGTTGGCCAGCTCCTTCATGGCATCCTGGTACTTCTGAGTAACCTGGGCAATCTGCATGTCGACTGTGCCTCCGGAAGCTACAGCCAATATGTTTGCTCTCACCCCCGCAAGGTAGTCATTGAGCTGTTTGGCTTGGTTCTCGTAGAACTGCTTGTCAGACCGAGCCATGGCATTGAGAGCTGTCTGATACTCCTTGTTGGTGATTTTACCATGAGCTTTCTGGAGAGCCAGACGTTCCCGGGCTCCATCCTGAGCTGCCTTGTAGAGCTTTTTCTCATACTCCATCCGGATGGCAATGCTTGTAGACTGGAATGTTGTTTGGAACCTGAGATCGTCTTCCCGGATCTTCTGCATGGCTTCCGAGTTCTTCAAAGCAACCTCCAGAGCCTTATCGGCAATGGCCTGCTGAGCCTCCCGATTGGCTATTGCAATCTCGAGAGCCAAATTGGCAACTGCAGCTCCTTCATTCTCGATTGTCCGGAACAGTTCTTGGTATCGACCTTTCAAGTCATCGAGTTCCTTTTTGGCTTCCTTGTATTTGTCCAAGCTTCCGGACCACGTGTTGAGCTCTCCCTCCTTGGCTGCAATCACCTTCTTCAAGGAGTCGAACTCATCCATTGCAGCCATCTGTCTTTGACGAGCTGCATTCATTTCAATCTCGCGGAGCTTGTTGGCTGTTTTGAGCTGAGCTTCGGCAATCTGTTCCGACGTGGCATGATTGGCTTTGAGGTTCTCGATTTCCCGTTTGCCCCGGATCTCCTCGGCTTTGGACAGAGTGTTCCGCTTGGTCTCGATCTGATCCAGTATATACGTGGAGGCTTCGGCAGCTCGATTGTATGCCTCCATTGCCCGGGTTGCTCTCTCTTGAGCTTCCGTGTTACTGTTAAATGCGTTCGTAAGAGCAACCACTCCAGCCACCAATCCGCCCACTGCCGCTGCCACCAACACAACAGGATTGGCAGCCAAAGCCGCGTTCCAAAGCCAAGTAGCAGCAGCTGCTGCTTTGATGAGGATGTTACCAGCTCCCTGGACGGCGTTCTTAGCAGCTATCGCTTTCGTCTCGGCGAGAGTCTGGTTGATGCCAACCAGCTGAACCAAGTTGGATGCAGCACGATACGTGGCTTCGGTCTTGGAGAGAGCTGCTTGGAGAGAAGACAAGGAGGAGAGAGCCGTGATGATGGTTATCATCTTCGTCATGGTAGCATTGAGCTCCTCGTTCTCGCTCCCCAGTACCTGAGTGGCTGTGGTCCATAAACCGTAGACGGAAGTGATTGCCGAAGTTGCATCCGTGACAGCGACCAGTGTGTCGATTCCTCGTCCAGTCTGGTCGATGGCTGTATTGACCGTGTCCTCTGCCGCCTTGAGCTCACCAGCTCGCTTGACCATCTCCTTGAAGGATGCTGAACTCGTATCCCCGGCTTGAGCCATCCGGATCAGAGTGTCGGTCAAGTCGTTGAGCTCCTGTTTCAGGTTATCCGTTGCTTTCTCGTAGTTACCAACGGATCGGCGGTAGTCCCCGAGTGCCTCCTCCTGAGCTTTGAGCTCCTCAGTGGTCTCTGCAATACGCTTGCCGAGTTCGGCTTTACGGGCTGCGTCCTGCATCGAATTTCCTAACTCCGCAAACTCGGCATTGTCCAAAGCCAGCTGGGTTCTAAGTTTTGCTAAACTTGCCTCCTGTTGGTTCTGGAGCTTAATGTTGTTCTGGATTTGCTTCTGGTACTTGTTCGCCTCGCTGTTGATTGCCTTGATCTGGTTGTCAAGCGCATAGTATTCTTGAGCATTCTCCTCAGTTACTTTGCCGAGAGCCTTCTGCTGATCTCTCAACTCCTGGGACCGGAGTTTCAATTCGGCTAACGTCTTGAGGGCATCCTCAGCTGTTACACGGACGTTGTAAATTGTATTTTTCTGTTCTTCGGCCATATCACATTCGTATTAGGTCTACTTTGGTTATCTTTCCAGCTTGGAAGTTGTTTATTTTCGAAACGTAGAACCAGAACCCATGCTCTTCCAGCCATATCGGGTTGAACAGGTCCAGACTTTGGATGTCAAGCGAGTCCAGAAGGACCTGGGTCTGTAGTATCTTCGGTCTTTTGAGGATATTGTTGATGAGCTTGTCGTAGTACTTAGGAACGTAGTAATTCAAATTTTTGAAATACGCCGTGTATAGTCGTACCCGGGTAAGGGTGTAGCCTACACTCACCTGGGACCCCATATAGTCAAACTTATTTATGTGGACGACCATCGGCTTACTGAGAGCATTGTACTCCCAAGTCGTCTCAGTCATTTCCCCGTTCTCCATCCGACCTCTATTGATGGTCCAGATGGGGTAGTTAGCAAGTGTGTGGGTCTTGCTCGTACTGTCCTCGTCATAGAGAGTTTGGTTGAGTCCTGCCAAGAACCCAATTTGGAACAGGAGTTTAGTGGGCTGGAGGTTTACGTCCGGGATGCTGAACTTGTACGAGTCAGTAACATTGTTGTCCTTGTTGTCCTCCAGCTTTATCTCGTTGGACTGGGCATAGCTGGATAACTGGAAGGTAAGTTTTGTGTCCTTACCCTTTATCAGCTTGTCAGACCAATTCTTCCCGGACGAGCTTCGTCTGTTGTAGAACTCCTGAACCGAGTATGCTCTTGCTACTTTGGTAGCGGGATTCACGTCGATGGTTAGCCCGAACAGCTGGAAGAAAGCTTTGACTATGTCTCCCAAGCTCTTAAATCCAGTCGAGGCCAGGAGGTCATAGGTTAGCCCGGGCTGGGGCTTATCCCCCGGCGAAGTTTCCGGCACGGGAGGAGCAGTAATGCTGACCGGGAACCTCATGTCATACTGATTGGCAGAGGGATTGACTGTGGCGAGAGATCCGGACACCAGGATGTGCTCTCCTGCCTCCATCGGGATGTCGACCGAAGCGCTGCCGGAAGATCCGGACGACCAGGATCTGGTCAACACTATAGCACTGGTCCCGTCGTTCTTGTAATGGGTAACTTGGACTGCCACCGAACCATTTCGGATGGCAGAAATATTGGACCATGCGAAACTAAACGTGATGGTAGTATCCCATAGAGTCATCCAGCTGAATGTTCCGGATACGGTGCCCATCGTCAAGCGTCCAGCGACCGGGTCCCTGAGAGTTACTCCGGGGTATCCTTGCCATATCACCCCTACTATAGTGCCAATCGGGGGATCCTGAATCCATCCAGTGCCGGATGCCTTCGGAGCATTGGGATTGTCTGCCAAAACTGGGTAAGTGCAAGGCAAAAACATTCCACTCCGGTCAATCGGGTCCACGTCGGTCTCAAGACTGTAGCCTGCTCGATCGAAGATCCATGTCACCAAGTCATACCAGTTGAGGTGGGGGTAGAACTTGTCCAACTCCCGGACTTGCCTGATTGCCTCCATGGAGATCGGAGGGACGTTCGGATTCTTCTGGAGAGTTGCATATAGCCAAAAATACAGGACTTTAGATTCCTCGGGGCCGGAGAGGTATCGCTCGGCCTGTCCCATTGTGTCCGTGTACCACTTGAGGAGAAACATACCAGTCCCAGGGTCCTTCGCGTCAGTGTTGTTTAGTGTATCGAACAGGTCAGCGGTTGCTCCGAGGATCTGGACCCCGATCGATGTATCTGATACGTCTACGATGTTCAATACTGCTCCAGCCGGGGATATGAGTGCTCCCTCATAGAATAGTTGGCAAGGAAACTTCATGTATGGCACATACGAACCTGAGCCAACTACAAAACTGAATTGGAATGCTTGCTCGTTATGGGTCGTCCTGGGCAGACTGATCCGCTGGGAGTACGAGGCATTCCTGTCTTTCAGCTCCGCCAGATTGTTGATCTGGTAATTCATCGCAGGAGCATCAAGCGGGAGGTCCAATGACCAGACCTCTCCGTCAATGCCTTTCATGAGTAGTTCATAGTTCATATTACCACTGAGTTTGTTCGTCAATAAGCTGGAACTCGTAGCTAACAGTGTTCCGGGGAGTCTTGGTGTCCCAAGTTAAGTCCGTGTCATCTACGAGGACTCGTTGCCATACTCCAATTTGATAGTTGTAAACCTGGACCAAAGGCGAGAGAGCAATTCCTTTGAGCAAGTTGAAGTCGTTCTCGTCAAGCTGTTCTGCTCCGGCTTGAACTATGTTCTTAAACTCCGGAGCTAACTCGCCTCTCGTCTGTGAGGTATAAGGGTCTCCGGAATTCGCTAATACGTATTGGTCTCCTCGGTCAACCTCCTGAGTATATTTCTTGTGTTGCTCAAACATGTAAGTGTCCCATCCGCCTTTCTGGTTTATCCAGCGAATGTAGAATGGGTTGCAAGGTACCTCTGTATCGACGTAACGTATATGCCATTTGTCGGGGTTCAAGGGCAAATTGCGATTTCTGACAATAACGTAGTCAGCACCATCTGTCAATTCTTCATCGAACTCGAGGACAAACGGGATGTTAATCCTGGGGGAGATCTCCATTGTCTTGAAAATCGTAGTCCCCGTATACATAACATTCACTTCCATGGCTGATTGCATGTTTACTGCTATCGACCCCTTAGCAAACAGGGTTAGGAAGTTAGGGTATCCAAAATACTTCTTAACATATAGTTGTCCGTCCCCGTCAGGAACCCGGTCCGTCAACACAAATCCTACGGCCCTTTCGGAGAAGTCAACGCTGTAGCCTCGGGGACAAACTCCCCGGGAGGCATACCGGACATTGAAGTTTTGTTCGCCGATGCCCCTGTATGCGTATGCCGATATGAGGTTGTAATCAATGCCAAAACCTATGGCTGTATTGATGTACGGAAATGTTCTGGGACGATCCCGAAACCCAGCTTTAGCCAAGAAGCTGAGGTCGTATTTCTTCGTCGTCCCGAATCCCGGGTCTCTGTGGATGTCGATGCTTTCAGTTAGTGAGTTGGCTGCCATCACTGAACTTGGATTGTACAGTATGTAGTTCTTTCCGTATGCCAAAGACATGTTGTTCAGTGTAACTTTCACTCCAGCTGTTGCCCCCTCGATCCCTGCAAAAATAACTAATAGAACATGGGGGTCTTTTACTGTAGTCCCCGTCGGGATCTGAACAGTCCATGTCATACTGGAGCCAATCCTGAGATTTGTTTTAGCGAGTTGAGTGGTAGGGGCATCTGCCTCAGTTGCCTGAAATAAAGCAATGGTAAGTGAAGTGGCGCCCACTCCGACCCCATAGCCGCATCTGAAAGCATACCATTCCCCAGCTACAGCCTTCCTGTGTATCGGGAACTTCCAGAAAACGTTGTTGCCCGTGCCTCCCCTATTGTCTAACACCTCAGACTGCTCATTGTCTATAATGTTCAACGAGATCATGTTGGCCTCATCGAAGTTTTGGGTCTCGACCTCGAGTCCAAGAGTTGAGCTGTCAGTCTCGATTGGTATTTGCGAATATGCTGAGAACAGGGAGTCTTCAGCCGGTTGATTGATTATTGCCATATCGCGCTATATTATATATCCGTGGTCCATATTGTTGTCGGGGACGAAAGTCTCTTCTATGAGAACCTCCATTGCCCGGTCTAAGTGCTGAGCCAAGTACTCCTCGAAGTTATCAGCGGGAGTGTCGACCAGGTCAACGTAAATGTGATTGCGATAAAGCTCCGAGCCTTCCCGTTTTATCTTCCATGCAGTGGCATTTCCGAATCGGACCAGGTCCTTCGGGTCCGAGAAGGTGATGCCTTTGAGCTTTGCCCACTCCATGATGATCTGTCCCAAGTTGGCGGGGATCTTTCCAGGACCTCGTCCCCGGATGAGAGTGTAGAAGTAGTTCGGAGCTTCGATTGTTCCCCAAACTGTTTCACCTTCCCGTCCCGTCTGGACCGTTATCTGAGCATAGGTTCTGCCCGAAGCTTCCTGCCCGGCGTCCTGTGATGCCCGGATGATCTCGTCCCTCATCTGGGTGAGACCCTCAGCCAATATCTGTTCCAGCTCTACCGCCATTTGTTTCGAGGTTTGCGAGCATTGGCTTTCTGCTGAGCCTTACGCTCCAGTTCCTTGTTCAGTCGCTCCCGGAAGAGGTGACTCTGCAAGTTGGTGAAAAGGAGGTTGTATACCTTTCCGTATTTCCACTCCAGGATCTCGTCCGGGTCCTTCGAGTAGTCCTTGGCCAGTGCAGTGATGGTAGCCATCTCGCCAACCACCAAAGAGAACTGAGCAATACCGGCTGCCTTTTCCTCGGCACTGGGCTCGTACTTGAGCTCAGTCTGTTCCCGTTCGATCCAGTGTTTGATGCCCATGAGAACATCATACCAGTACTCGACAATTTCTGAGGTGTTCCTCAGACTCCATTTGACGCCAAGACATTGCATGCCTTCTTTCATCTTGTCGATGTCGGTCATCTCCTTGTCAGTGATAATCCGGCCAAGCTCTATGCGTTGGCCGAACGTCATCTGACCGCCTTGTATGTCGATTCGCTGTATCATTTTATGTAGCAGTGTTTGAGACTCCAATAGGACTCAGGAATGTCCTCGACTTCTACTTCGCTAACGATGAGCCTATAATCCGGACCCATGTCAGGATACGTCACACTCGACTTCTTCCATCCGTCCTCTTTGGTCCATGCGTAGTCTATAAAAACGTCCCCAGTTTCATCCAAATTAAGCTGGGCAACAAAATTGTCTGTTTGCGAGATGGTGAATGTCAGTAGCGGGAGACCCACCTCGTGAATCAGGGATTGGTTCCATGCCGGGGGATAGACCGGCACGGGCAAGTCCTGTCGGTCGAAGAATATAGTGTGCCCCGATAAGTCAAACCCGGGCTTTACCACTTCAAGGAGGGGACGCCAGATTTTGTCCTTGTAGGCATCCAAGCACCAGTCCTGTTTGAAAGTGAACTCCAGTCCGACACTTACTTCGTTGGCGTCGAACCTGGCAGACGGGTACAACACCCGAACGGTGTTCATGATGTCGGGATATTGCTTGACCAGTTGTGAGTTCTTGAGCAAGTAGAGGAAAGGCCGGACCATCTGCTCCTCGATTTGGTTCTTCAACTCCAGACGGCCGATGGTGGGAGAATTCTTGCTGAACTTCGTATCGCCTTTGTAGGCATCGTTGGCCATCGGCTCGAACTTGCAGAAGTAAACCCGCATGATGGTACGCTGAGTGGGGTAGCCCCGATATGGCGTATCGTAGTAGCCAGTGGTGGGCTCCTCAACATAGACAAAGTCGGACGACGTCTGATTGCCGTCCGAGTCTGTCACGAACCTCTCCATCGTATCCACTTTGACGTTCAGCATTCGAGCCTGGTCACACTCAAAGACGGCCAGAGGATTGATCATCTTGACCATGTTGCGGATGAGGGTTATGATGTCCAGTATCATCGTTTTGCGGGAATTATGATTTTGGCGGACTTCATGCCAGTCGCCTTCGGCTTGATCTCAAATATCATTCGCATGATGAGCATGTCCAGGAAGTCTGGTGACCTGCCGAGGAGCTGCTTCATGGTGTCCTTAGAGATGAGCTCTCGCTTCTGCTCAGCGGAGTTCGTGTTCTTGGACTTGAGGACCGTCATCTCCTGCTTGATCTTCTCCTGGACCTCGGGAGAGCAGATTATGTGGATCTGACGTTTGTTGATGAGTTCTGCCAGCTTGAATGCGCATTCCGACTTGATGTTGTTGTACGTCTTGGAGTCAATGGCTGACTGTCCTCCGTGGAATTCCCGAATGCCTTTCAGATAGCTCTCCAAGTAGAACCCAAGCCCGTCAGCGTCCGAGACGATACTGGACCGGGGGACTTTCAGACCGGTGGCCAATTTAGCGATCTTCTCCTCCATCTCCTTGCCTTCCGAGAAGCCTTTGGCGATGGGGATCCGACAGACCATGCCGTCCCAGGTTCCAACCACCCAATTGTCTCGTCCTTTTCCAGCAAGGTCAGTGCTGATGAACCTGTTGCCCGTCGGGAGCACGAACTCATTGCTGAACATGTCGCACACTGCGTCATAGTCTACCAGCCAATTCGGGTCGTCGTCATACTCCCAGTTGCCAAAGACCAATCGCTCGATCTGCGACTGGGTCAGGTTCCGGAGAAGCCCCTCAATGTACGTGTCTGGGAGAGTCTTGTTGTCCTGGGGCAGAGCTTTGACGAACCGACGCCAAGGAGGCAGCTTGTTCTCTTTCCATGGCTTGTAGTAGTCCGTGTAGAGGAAATTGTTGGACGGGTTGCAGGTGATGAGGAGTTTGGGAGCCAGCTTGTAGACGTCATTCTTCCATCGACCGATGGAAGCCTGGAGGTTGGTCTTCGCCTCGCGGATAAACTCGCCACCCTCTTCAATCCATCCCCGAGTCATCTGCATGGAGCCGAACCTCTCATACATGGGGTCACTGGGGTTATACTTGGCATCGATGAGGTAGATGCGGCTTTTGTTGTACAACTCGAAGAAGTTGTATTGGCCATTAAAGTGGTAGTAGTTCTCCGTGATGCCCCAGTGGGCAAATACCTCGTAGATGGAGGGAATAGTGTACCGGACCAGGTCGGCAGCCGTCTTACGCGCAATAAAATAAAATGTCTCTGGGTAGGTGAGGGCATCGCCGGCTATCAAGGAACACCCGAGGTACGATTTGCCAGCACCTTTCGTGCCAGCATACAGAATGTCAGTGACCGAGTCATCAAGCCATAACCGAGCCACTTCCTTCTGCTTCTCGTTGCCTTTGGTGTCAAATTGAATCCGGCGTCCCATATTATTTTACCTCCATTCCTGTTATCTGCTCGAGAGTGATACCCCCCGTCACATTGACGTTGGTCTTTCGGCCTTGAAGCACCTGGATGAGGCTGGCAGCGTACTTACCAACCAGTGCTCCCTCAATCTGCTGGGAATTGATGGCGTCCTCGATGGTGCCACCAATTGCAGCTGCTACCGGGTCTCCCGTGAGCTCCTCGTACTCAACAGGATTGATGCCAGCAAACAGCCTAAATGATTCGATGGTCATCGGGCGGGAAATGTAGACGCTACAGTCTTCGCCATTCTTATTCTTGTGAGCCTGGGAGAAATAGTTATCCTGCATGAATTTGCAGTACTCGATGAATGCAAAATAAAGCTCCTCCGCATCGGTGGGCTTTACAAATTCCCCGGCGTCTCGCCTTTTCTGTCCCTCCTCCATATAGGCGAGCGGACTCATTTTATATGTACTTCGTGCCATGCCTCAAATATAATCAAACCTTATACAAATTAAAAATTTATTTCTGCACAACAATCCCCGGAGCGTTTGGCCCCGGGGATCTTTAATTTATTCGCTTACGCGAATGAGGGTCACACCGAACCACAGGAACTTGACCGAAATGCCGTTCGGCCAAATCATGCCTTCGTGGACCGTGGCGATGGAGGGGGTCCAACTACAGTACTTGGTATTGACTTCCGAGTACAAAGCCCAGTTCTTCCCGAGCTGCTTAAAGTGTTTTGTTTTCATTCTTGAAAATTTTTAGTTTCGTATGCGCGAGTGCCGTCCAGTATTTGTGGGTCGAGAGAAGGCCCAATTTGGCAACAAATCTACTGGACCAATTCTACTGGACCAATTTGGCACCAGTTCTACTGATTCTACTCGCCTACGACTTCTTTTTGAATTTTTGAATCCGTCTCTCAGCTCTCTCCATCTGTTTGATGGATCTGTTCAACTTCCGTTTGGGGTTGATCCACCATTGGCGGATCCCGCCGAAAATCGCGAACAGGCCGATGATGGCCAACAGGTAAATTGCAATCATTTTCTACGCCTCCTTTCTAATTTGTTTTGTAATTTGCGGACCTCAACCCAGTCCTCGTGCCGCATCCATTCCGGACGGGATAACAGAGTCAGCTGACCCCGTGCTATTTGCATGGTGGTCTTTTTCAATTTGCGGGCGTAGTCCAGGACCTCCCGCTCCTCTTTTGAGTAGATACCCAGCCATCGCCGGAACACTCCAAGTTTCCCAGTTGGGGGTAGCCCCAATTTCTCAGTTTTTTCCATAATAAACAATATTTGACCAGTAGTAAACAATAAAATTTCTTATTGTTTCTCACCTAAGTGATTGATATTCAATTGATTAGGTCCCCAATTCTTCTCCCGAGAAACAATGTAAACAATGTTTCTGTGCACTCTATTTTGTGATTTTTCATTTCCTAAATTGGTCATAATTTTCCTCATATTCCCTATTCAGGTTTTCCTCCTAAATTATTGTTTACATTGTTTACAAGGGCCTAAATCATTGATATTCAATCGATTATCGAGAAACAATGATTG